ACAGTGACAAAATATGTTTCCCGGAATGCCAGGTCTCCACCGGACAATGCTCCACAATCTCCTCATTATTAAATTCAAAGACCACATGACAGAACGCCTGTCCGTCTTCCTGCCACTTCACCGGCAGGCTCACATCCACAGAAACCTCCGAACCACCCCCTGATCCGGATCCGGAATCTGATCCACCAGAGACATCATCCGTACTCCCTGTATTCTCATTCCCGGAAGTATTTCCAGCTTCATTCCCTGCCACATCATTTTCAGAATTTCCTGCATCCGATGTCTCCCCGGTTCCATCAGAACCACCCGTACCACTTCCAGTTCCGCCGCTTCCGCCCGGAAACGGAATCACCACAGTCCCGGCAGCCTCCGCAGATCTCTCCGCCGGATCCGCAGCCACATCCACAACAACCTGTGCAAAAAACTGCATATGGTTTTCCTCAGAAGAAGCAAACTGAATACTGATCAGCTTTACCTTAGTCTGCCCTATCTCATGCGCGGAAGCATTGGTAAACGTGTGGATCCCGATCTTCCCCGTCTTCGCATTGTCTTCAATCTGGTTCAGCAGCCCCGAAATATTCTTGTCATTCCTTGACTTCGCCTGAGCCAGCCTTGGGTTCTTCCCCACACATTTCAGGCTCTGCTTTCCCCCGATCTTCTGCCGGATGGAAGTGATACAGGTGATCTGTCCCTCATCCGCCTGTCCTCCCGCAAACGTCAGTACATCCCCCGGATCCAGTGCAGGGTTCCCGATGGTATCCGAATCAAACGGCACATACCGGATCACAGACAGATCTGCCAGGATATTCCTGCACAGCATCTCCCTGGTCTCCTTTAACCCAAACTGCAGAAGCGGATTCACTCCCAGATTCATTGTCAGCCCGTTATCCGGATCCAGAGCATAATACTCTGCAATCTGCGTCTGCTTATTGGTAGAACTCACTGCCGTGTACCTAGTGATAAAATCCGAAAAACTGGAAGAAAACCGGTGTCTCTGCTCCACCTTCATCACAGGATCCTTCCCGTACTTTCTCAGTTCCAGTTTTCCCTCCCTGTTGATAATAAAGAAACCTCCCAGAACCTGTGCCACATAAAACAGCACGTCCCGGCAGGTCTCAATATCATTTTCAGTATAAACAGAAAGCGTCACCCCGCCATTCGGCATGGCATCAATCTCCGCCCTCTTATTCGCAAACTCCACTTTGCATCTCTTACAGCACAGGGCAATAAAATCATAAGCAGTCCCCACAGTCTCAAACCCGTTGAAACTCTTATCAA